TGTCTTTATTGTGATGGCCACCTTTGATTTTACCAACCCAGTTGTCTAGAGTTTCAAATGATGCTTTACTGATCATTTGGTCTAATGTGCTTTGTAATAGTTTTTTGTTTACTGTGGTGTTAAGGTACTGAGGTAGATAATCAGAACTTTTGATTTCTTCTACTTTTTTAATTTTACCAGGCTGGTTGCCAGGTAATTGTTCTTTTATCGACTTTGCACTATAGTCTTCAGCCATTAGTAACCTCCACTATTGCCACTGCCTAGTCCACTACCACCTGATGTTGAACTGTACAATCCTGTTGCGACACCACTTGAATCAGAAGCATTAATAAAGCTACCAGTGGTACTCTGTAAATTAGATCTTGTTAAATTATCTACAATTTCAACTTGGCTTGTGTTTGCTCCATTGATGAATAACTCATCACTGTTACATGTAATTTGAAATAAACTACCAAAGACACTTTCTGTATCCTGTGGTACAATAACAAAACTTGCAACAGTTCCTGCTAGTGTTTGGTGAATGTATGCACTCAATTCTGTAAAGTAAAAAGTTTCACCGAATTCCCATCGAGTTGGATTAAAATATGTATTGATAGCATTTATAACTGTACTTCGTATTTCTGTGTCAGTGACAGTTGTGCCTGGCACTTTAACAACACGGAATGTTGCTTTCAAGGCCGCATCAGCAAAATCACCAAATAGCACTTTGTATTTTACTGGTCTATATATTATTGTATCACTTGCACTTTTTTTGCTTTCAAGACTTGAAAATTGTCTGCGTAAATCATCAATGCTAGGTTGTAATGGTCTACTAGATTCTGTTGCGTTAACAGAGTTTATCCAGTTTACAAAATCTAGATGATAATTTTGAGTTAGTACAAACAAATCTACAATGTTTGTAGAAGCAGGATCTATTCTTTTATCTGTGGTTGCAACATGCTGATAACGGAAGTCTAATGCTGTCCTACCCGAAACAGATGTGCTACCTGTACTTAAATATCTTGTATAATCATATCCATCTTCTTTGACTGTGCCTAGTTTAATTGTGTCACTGCCAATAATTTTTGAGAAAGCATCAGGAATGTCTGGCAGATTACCATTGTCAGGATTGCCTAATGAAAGTCTTACTTTCTTATGATCGGTGTGTCCGTCTTTCTCAATGAAATTTCCATAAAAGTAAAATGTGTAATCTGATCCTAAACGTGCAATACTGGTGCCCGACTTGTTATTAATTTTAAGTATTTTAATGTTGTCTCTTTTTGGTTTACCAGTTACAGCATCCAGTTTCAATGATTCATTGCTGTTATAAAATTTTGTACTACCTTCTGTTTCAAAAACGTACTGCATGGTTCTTGACATAAATCTTCTGCGTAAAGTAGAGTAATCACATCTTAGAATCCAACTTTGATCCAAGTTTGCACCACTGGTATCGCCAGCGTTGGTTAAACTCCAGTTGCTGACTGCATTGTTTGTTTTGGTACTGCTAGGTATATTATTTGTTGTTACCACTTCCCATTTGCTGTTGAGTGTGTCATAACGCAAACCAAATGTTTGATTTAATGCTAGTGCAGAACTAATTGAAGTTTTTTCTGCAGAACTAAATCTTGTGTTCCAAACAGGCCAAACCTGTTTCAATCTTGCATTGTTGCTGATTTCTTTGTTTAAAACAATAGCACCTAATCCGTTTTCATTTATTCCTGTACTGTTACCATTGGTATCATTTGCACCCAAGCCATCAGCTGTTACATTGGTTACTCGAGCCCATATGGTTTCTAAACTGCCTACGTTTACTTTTACGCTACAGCCAGCACCTGCACCTGAATCAGTGATCTGTGCTACTGTAAACTCATCATAGCCTGAGCCTGCGGCGGTTACTGTAATGCCTGTGATTGCACCACTTTGTACAGTTGCAGTTGCAGTTGCTCCTGTGCCTGCTCCAATTATATTAACTGTAACAGATGAATATCCTGAGCCTTGATTTACAACCGAAATACTGCTGACTTCTCCATCAACAAAGTTTTTGTCTGTGCTGGTGTCTACAATAAATTCACACAAACTGCCTGTTTTAAGATAACGCAAGTTTCCTGAAGCACCAGTTGATACTCGTTGCACACTATTTGCTACACCCGAAATCAAATAACCAGTATTACCACTTTGTTTCTGCCATTTAAATGCATTTGTACCATTACTGGTGGTTGCTTTTGTGTAGTTAAATGATTTTGGTGAAAATTTTGTATAGTAAAAATTTAAAACCTCAGCATCTAATAGAAAAGGTTCTATGTATTTTTCAATAATACCAAGACTGTTCAACGTTGTTGGCAATGCTAATTCTGTAGACTTAACTTTGCCTTCATTATAAATGATTCCATCATTACCAAAATGAGTAACATCTTGATAGTTGCCTGTTGGATCTATGTTGTCAACAAATCTACTGTGACCACTGTGTGTTCTGTTTAGAGCTTTAATTTTTTTGATATTGTTACTGACACTATAAGGATATACTGTGTAGTCTTCAGCACTTACCATACGATCTTGTGAGCTGTATGTTTGTGGTGCATTCAATCTAATATCAGCATTTGTTTCGCCTGAACTTGCTGTAGAAACAGCATTCTTCAATTGAATACCAATGGTAGCTGTGTAGCTGTTGCCATCAGCACCAATGTAAGCCATGGTAATTGTTTGTTTGCCTACATCATTTGGTCTTAATGTATATGTTTCATTTCTGCTTGTTCTAAACCAAACTCTTGTTGTACCTGTTGGAATATTACCAAAACTGCCATCACTGAATTTGATGCTGACTGAATTTTCACTTCTACTTTCTACGCTGAATATGTTTCTGTCAGAATTTACCAAACTGTTATACATTACATTGTTTCCTGTAAGTAGATTTACATTTGTCCAGTTGGCAGAAACTGTTCCGTTTTGGTTAACACTTTGTACATAAACATCTGTGTCGTTGATGTTTGCTGTGTTAATGTCAATGATTTTATTGATCTGCGGAGATGTGATTCCGTAGTCTTCAAATGCAAGTGTGCCTTGCTTTAAGCCAATAAAAAATCCTGTGTTATTACCTGCTATTCCTGTATTATTATTTCTGTATACAATATCAGTTCCAGACGCAGGCGAAGGAATTGATTCTAGTATAGCATCAGTTCTCTTGTCATATCTCAAACCTACAAATTCAAAATTATCTTGTTCACCATTTGCTGTTGCAGAAAATTTAAACACAGTTTGACCTGCAGAACTGTTCATTCTATAGAAGTCAAATGTTTCTCCACTTACTGCTTTACTGCTAACAGGTGAACCAAAAGGTGTGGTATTTTGCAGAACAGCATTTAAAATTGTAATAAAATTTTCGTATTCAGTTGCGTTTTCAAAACTTACTTTTTTGTTCTGCAGATTTGCACCGTTGATGTCATACACAATTTCATTGGTTTGAATATCAACAAGTTTAGCTAAGCCATATGCAGGCAGATTGCGTCTTACTCGATAGTTGATCAGATTAGATTGTCTAATCAAACTTTCACGTCTTTGAGCTGTACCAAAAAAGTTTTCTCTAGTGGCATAGTCTAATCTAAATGCAAGACTATGTCCAAAGTATGACACAAGATCCATCAATGCAACAAATTCAGAACTTTGAATCCAGTCATTGTATTCTTCTGGGTAAGTGTTCTGCACATAGTTTACCATTGCTGTACGAATGGTATCAAAATCATACGCTTTAAAATTACTGTTTGCAAAACTTTCGTAAACTACTGTAAAATCTTCTGCCGCAAATAATGTGTTTTGTCTATTTCCTTGTGCCATTACTGTATATCTCTTTCATATGCGAGGAAAAGGTCCTCTTCATTTCTATTTAGATATGACAATTTCAATTGAACAGTTAGACTGTTATTATTTTCAATTATGTTCAAATCTAATAGACTCCATCTAGGATCCAACCCAATAATCCTTTCAGCATCTGCTTGTATTTCAGATATGCTTAGATCATCCATTGGTTCAAAAACCATCATTGGAATAATGCTTCCAAAGTCAGGATCCATCACACGTTCGCCTATGCGTGTATAAAAATGATTTTTTAGATCTTGAATAGCAAGGTCCTTGTCATGCAAAATCTTAGGCACTAATGGCTGATCAACGGTTGTATATCCTACAAATCTCATACATTTATTTATGAGCAAAAAAAGTGGTGTTTTTACGTTGTGTAAGAATCAGTTTTATACAAAGATGCAACTTCTCTTTGACGCATTTCACTCATATTTGGCAGAAACTTTTGTGTTTCTCTATAATAGCTGTGTTCTGCTTGTCTTTTATTGTATCCATTAATGATGAATGAGTATTTCCTACGCAATCTTTGTATGCCTTGGTTTCTTAGAAACACTCTGCTGTTCAAATATCCATAGTCGCCCAATATCATTATGGTGCCTGCTTGTTGATTTAGGGCAAAATCTCTTTTGTCATTGATAATCATACTTGCCACTGTTTCCCAATTTTTAGCAAGTATTTCATCTCTAACATCATAGATGCCAGTTATGGTTTGCACTTTATTGATCTGTCCTGTGGTAATAAAAAATATTACCAGTGCATCATATTGTGCTTGTGTAACATAAAACTCTTTGGGCAAAATATTTTTAAGGCTTTTTTCTTTGCCTTTGATTGCAATTATCCAGTCACTGAATGCATCAGCTTCGGTTATGCCATATGGATATTTTTCATCGCTGTCATTGGTACTATATCCAATTACACCTTTTTCTGTGTGCATTTTAAATGTGTATGTCTGTAACAGTCTGCTAACAGCTTTTGCACTCAATTCTCTGTTTGCAATGATTTCTTCATTGGCTGTGTCCAGCGTGTTGCGAATTGTAAATTCGCTCCATTCGATCATTGAACTTGTAGGAAATACTGTACTGGTAGATGTTAATCTTGTCATCTTGGACCTGCTCCGCCTGATTCGGCACCTCCTGCCGATGGGGCCGCCTTGGTTTCTCTACCAAGCCATGGTTCATGTTCAGGAACTCTGCCCGACACACTTTCTTTTACACCTGTGTTTTGTGCGTGAGCAACAGGTACAGGCTTTTCTGCCTTGTCGGCTGTTGGTCCATTCCAATCAATTCTTGTTGCTGTGGCTCGAAGATTGCCCGCAAAGTTTAGATTGCCATTTGCATCTGCACTAATGGTAACATCAGTTGCACTATGCATTTCAATTTTGCCTGTGGCACTTTCCATTTTAATTCCGCTTTGCATACTTTTCATATTGATTGCACCTGCTTCTACATTGAAAGCACCGTCTGTTTTAAAATTGATTCCTGCTTCAGCATGTACACTAAATGTGTCATGACTGTAGACGTCAATATGTCCTGCGGCATCTATTTCAATGTATCCTGCACCATTGGCGCCTTGTATGTAAATTATTTCTGCTTCATCATGCAATAGAATCTGAGCACCTTGAGCTGTTCTAATTCTAATAGAACGATCTGTGCCTGATGCTCCACCATCATCCATTGTGATGCTGTGTCCTGATTTTGTGGTAAACCCAAATGCATTGTTCACAGTATCTCTACGCATACCACTACTGCTTAGGCCTCTAATGTAATCACCACCCAGTCCTGCTTCTGCAATGTTGGCGGTCATTGGATGAGCCGCTCTTATTTTTTTATTAAAATCTTAAAATCTTAAAATCTTAAAATGATATTAAAAATCGTAGAAAAAAAGTGACCTTGAAA